GTAAAGATCGTACCATTAGCGGATAGTATCAGCGGTTTGTTACTATCAAACACCATCTTCCAGATTTCAGCAGCGGTCATCTCTACACTGCGACCATCTTCATAGTCAACAGTGAGCAATGTGCCGCGTTCTTGGTTCATGATAGCAGTATATTCTAGAGAACCAAATAGATTTTCCCATAGAACAGAACCAGTCACTGCTTCCGCATCATCACCGTTCTTCTTCTTGCGCTTCTCTTTAGCAAGCTTCAGGCTCTTCTCATACATATATTGATCAGTTAGAGTCTGACGAACCTGTGCTACGATAGTTTCCGGAGACATATTCAATGCACGGATATCAGATGGATACAGCGAGTTGATATCAACTGCTCCCGGATATTCATGCATTCCGACCTTAGGTGGCAGGACATATGCACCTGCTGCTTGTTGCTCATCCCCATAAGATTGTTTGCGTTGCTTGTCAGGAACGATCATTCCACGAGCGTGTGCTTCATTGAAGATCGCCATCTCAATCATCGCCACCGAACCCATAACAGTCGGCAGCAATACGCTGTTCTCATGCGCCAGTGCATTAGCAAGATCAAGGAACCTCAGCTTATCGTGAATCTTCACGACAAGCATCGTATCTTGTCTGTTATATTCTACAAAGGTCTTGAAGTCTTTGTTATACAACTGATCAAGTGTGCCTTCATACTGAGTCTTGCGTTCACCTAATTCGTATTCGCCAATAGAGTCAAGTGAATAACTGTGGCGAGATTCATAGTTGTACTTCTTATAGAGTTGCAAGTAGTCCATATGAATACGGCCAACAAGATCGTAAGTCTTTTCTTCCTTACCAAATCGCTCATACGTCCTGACTTTAGGAAATTGCCCTAATAGACAGAACTTGCGTGTATCATCCTTTGACATGATACGGGTGATACGATTCACACAGTATGGAATATCATATCCTTCTGAGTTCCAACCAGTAAGCACATCTGCATCTTCAATCAGGTCAAAGAAGGTCTTAAACATTTCAATTTCACTGCGAAACAGGATGCAGTTAGTAAAGTCTTTCGTGAGTTCTTGCGCTGTCTCATCTGTCATGTGCTTTGGGGGCATGACAAGTGTGACAAGTTGGTCTAACCAATCAAGATAGCAAGTGATAGCTGTTACTGGATTGAATGGATCATCCGTCGGGCTAAAACCCCGTTCAGGATCAAAGTCCACTTCAATATCAAAAAAACAAGTATGGAGTTTAGGTGGATCAACGTTAAGGTAGTTGTCTGACAAACATCTGAATAGGACATTCACATCACTCTCAAACAATTTCTTGTTAGAGTGAATCCTACGTTCCTTCTCAAACTCTGCTCTCTTGCGGGTAGAGAAACGAGACAACGGATCACCGAAGATAGAACGATACTTGCCTTTATTATCAGCGTAGTATAAGGTGTAGTTGGTTGAATATTCCTTATACGTCCGCTTACCTTCAGGAGTTCGTTCTACTACATGGATACGGTCGTTCTTGCCGTCATGGATAGCGTCAATATACATCAGTAAGTCTGGCCAACAGTCTCCAAAATTTCATTCAATGTAGCATTTTCTTGATTAGTCTCAGCAAGACGAGACTTGTGGGCAATAGCGATTGCCTTCTTGAGGATGCTAGGCTTGATTTCCAGTTCTTCTGCGATGGCCTTGACTGTATCCCCGAGACCCTCACGCAAGGTCTCAATCTCTTGTAGCACAGCCATACCTTCGTGGACGAGTTCGGTTAGCTTAGTCTTTGCTTCGTTGTTAAAAGTTCTAGACATATATTCTCCTTCTAATATAGTTATTATACTACACCGTGCATAGAAGTCAATGTTTTTGTGTGCCGTTTACTGAAAGATGTGGTGATTCTTCTCACCCCATATCTTAATATATTTTCCAGCTACCATATCTGCTAGTAGTTCTATTGGACTACCTGGATAACTGGAACCTGGCTTAATCATTCCGAGTTCTCCCTGGCGCACATGAGTAAGTTCGTGTGCGACGGTTCTAAGTATGTCCACAAGATTGCGGTTCTTCGCATAGACCCAGATGTTATTAGAACCTTCTACATGAGAACCAGTATGATGATTATTTTGGGCATCTTCAGTATCTTGGCTTAGTTCAATCTCCGGCAAAGATTGAATATGCAGGCGCCTACCGGCCCACTCCGCAAACTTCTTTACCTCAGCATCCAGGTCTAACTCATGTTCGCGGGTGATGTCTTCAATTAACATGAATATATTTATCAAATTCGGAGTATTAAGGCTATTTCAGGAGGAATCCAAGGTTTTTCCATTCTTTCAGGATTCCACATCACTCCTGCAAGATTATTATCTATGAATGCCTCAATCTCTCCGGTATCGGCTAGGCATAATATCTGTCCGGCATCATGCAACTTTGTTATTCCTAATTCATGGTCACTAGGCACTTTGATGGCTTCTCCGTGATACATCACATAGTGATCCACGTTCGTGTGCTTAGGAATAGGTTGCACGCTGCTTCCCAGACCCTTAGCAATAAACAACGCCCCTTGACAGATTCCCACTACTGGCTTTTTTCGTTCTATCATCTTAGACATCAACGTAAGTTCAACATTCTCACCGACTTCACTATTCGCTCCGCCAGTAATTATAAATGAATCTAAATTATCTGCGACTAGATCAAAGTCTTGCTTAATTGTGTTAGGTAGAAAAAATAGATTATGTCCAGCCAACAAGGTGTACCAACCATGATCAGTCGCATCATAGGTTCTACCTTTGTGTTTCACTGTTCTTTGGCTTAATCCGATTCTCATTCAGATACTATTTACAGTTTTTACCACGTAACCAAAAAAATAAGCGACGAAGAAATCAATCTTCGCCGCCTATCATAACTTAAATAAGTTTTATTAGAAGTTGTAGTTTACACCAACGCCGAGTACATTAGATACCTTACGCACACGCGCCGGAACATACTTTTCGTCATAACGATAGTAGTTAAGACCTAGTGATGTTGCCTTTGACACTGCATAAGTTAGACCTGCATTGAGGCGATTTTCTTCTAGCTTGCGATCAGCGAATCCTTGGCGATAACGATAGCCAACTGACGCAGTTACTGGACCTGCTACAGCGTGCGAGACACCAGCATCTAGACCCCAGAAACCGAAATCCTTAGCAGTAGAAACACTCTTACCAACTTCAACTCCTACTTGAGGGGTGAAACCGTCTACCGAAGCAAATGTCTTAGTAGCGTTAACAGAGAATAGATCAACTACCGCTCCATTGTGACTAGCTTGAACAGTTTGAACTTCTGCACCAAGTGTTACCGGACCTGCATTTAATCCAGATGCGGACAGATCAACTCCAGCAGCATTAGGAGCCAAAGCAGTACGACCTTCAGCAGATAGAGTACCAGCGAGTGCTGGGGTAGTAATAGCAGCAAATGCGAATGCTGCGATTGCGATTAACTTATTCATGTAGTTTCCTTTTAAAAGACTATGAAAGGATTCGCGTTATGCGAATCTTTTTTCTAGTACAACTTATATTTATCATGATTTGTGGCACAGATCAAATAATATGGGTAAAATATTGGTTTACCGCCTATTTGCTACTGCCGCCTTCAATTGAGTCACGGTCTTGCGGAATGCTTCAGGGCTTTCCCAAGCTTGTGCTTGAACCTTCTCACGCATGTGTGGAATGAGCATAGGATAGATGTTCAGCAGATCAGCCATCATTCCGATAGGAATGACTGCCGATTCTGAATTCTTGAAGATGATAGGATGATCAGCTAGGATCTCTTTGATCTCAGGATTATTCTGGAAATCACGATACTTCTTGACAAGGTTATAGACACTACGGAGTTGCACCATGAGCGGTTTGATCGTTTCCTGATCAGGTTCAGTTTCCGGCTCTTCTTCACGATCAAAGTCATCAAGTTCGCCTTCGTTCAGTAGTTCTCTGATTTTCATATGATGATCCTTTGTGTTAGCTATTTATCTTTTTCTTACGACCTAGTAGTGCTGCTGCACCAGCAAGTGCCGCTGCTAACCCTCCTCCTACCATTAACAAAGTTGGTGTCGTAGCAAGAGGGTTAGTCAGAATGCTCGTAGATGTAACTTCTACATAAGACACTATAGCATCACCTGTTACCGATGTAAAGACCAAATTTAGATTTCCGTTAGAAATAGTTACCGGAAAAGTTTCAGTGACCTCTTTGTTGACTCCGCCTGCAGCCGTAGCAACATTGAAGTTGCTCAATACGACTTGACCGTTAGCAGTGACGTTGAAGACACGACTAGATGCAGCATTTGCATCAGGTTCTAGGAAAGTCAATGTGACATTGTAAGTTCCATTGTTTGCTGGAATATTATAGCTGAAATTACCACCATAGCGATATGTACCAGAGCCAGTTCCACCTGTGAAATAGTTATCTGATCCGTATAGTCCTTTAGATGTAGTCTGCGGTATGATAGAACCTGAGGCTATCCATATTTGGCTAGTTCTGATGGAATCAAGCTGCCAAATGACAGTATCTGTTGCAGATGAAGATTTAGCAATTAAGTTGTTGTTACCTGCTGAGAGTTTTACATCTTTCCAGATACAAACAGCATTAGCACAACTTGATTTTGATCCTAATGATATATCATTGAGCAATAATTCTACAGAAGGAACATTAGAATATACCTTTACGTCGGTTACCTGATAATCTCTATTGGTATAATTATGTTCGGCAATGTGTACGACTGGAGAAGTTGTCCAATTCGCTTTATAATAGTAGAAAGCATCTTTCCTAGCAGTACGATCATATGTAACTAGGCCTTTAGTGTTGATATTTACTGAATCTGCTTCAGTGCGGATAGTAGTCGCAAAGTCAAACATATTCCATACCCAAGTAGACCATAGATACTCTCTTGCATTTAGTTGAGGCCAGATAGTTTCGTGCAAGTATGATTGATATCCTTCTGGCTGAGCATATCCAGAAGCATTCCAAGGCCCACCTAATGGATTATCAGTATGTATAGAAATGCCTGCTCCAGCACCATATTCGCTTAC